CCTGTCCTTTATTAAGGAATCGTTATAATCTATCTGCTGGTATATTTTAGTCAGATTAAATATAGATGATTTACTCTCATCCCTAAATGCGTGAGATTCTGTTCGTGGAAACTGACGATAAAACTCATTCAATGCGTCAGCATCTCCCTTTAATGAGTCAACCTCATTCTGCCAGTAATCAATAACACCTGTCTTTATCCAGGCTCCATCTACTCCCTTTATTGGTTTCTCAGGTGTATAGAAAACAGGCATACCAAACTCATCTATATATCCCTCAAAGTTCCACTCCATAGGTATAAACAAGGAATACAAGCCTGCCTTTGTTTGTCCATTGTTATTTCTTTCAAACGGGTTAGAGCTTTCGTATAATTTCTTAAAGTTATCACCACCCTTGTCTAATGCGTTAGATGTAGAGCCCATCATACACTTACCTATAATTCTACTACCTAATCGAAGACATGTTTTTGTAACCCTCCAGTTGTTTAATATATTATTTGGTTTTAACCACTTACCGCTTTCATCATGTACTAGCAACAATAACTTCTCACCATCGTATGAGTTATCGTCTGTATTCTTCCAATCTATAGTAGTATCTAGACCATCTAACTCATCCTCCTCAGCGTTATACATATTTTTCTTAGTAATCTTACTAGCTGGCACACGAAAAGCAAGCTCAGTCTTTGGTCTATCCATACCATCCTGTATCGGCTTAAAAAAGAAAGGGTAATTTAATGTAATGGGAACAACCTTGTCGGTAAACATTTTCTTAGCATCACTACCAGTTTTAGATAGTATACCTATCCTTGAATCCTTAGATATTGTTCCTATGTTAGCACACTCCTCAGAACCCATAAAAGAAAACCCTGAACGTCTATTTTTAAGGTAACACATACCAAAACTTCTAACATCAGCCTTACAAGCCTCCCAGAAGATATAAAATAATCTATTAGATTCTCTAAAGTCAGGCTTACCAACATCTATCTTAGTCCACTGTAGGTACATGTAGTGAGACCCTGTTATGTATGTGGGTTTACTGTTGTTTGTAAACCAATGCCCATCCTCTCGTCTATCGAACTCTGATTCTATATAATCAACCCATTTATCCTTAAAAAGGTTATCTCGCTTGTTCCAGTCAAAAATTGTTCTTATCTTGCTAAGTTCTTTTGGATAGTTTTCAGAAACCCACTTATTATTTCCTTTTTTTAAATCAGTAGGTGCTTTAGGTAGTCCTATTTTAATTCCATTTATTTCGTATACTTCTCCTAACGTTCCATCTTTTGAAATAATTACAACGTCATACTTTTCATTATATCCGTACTTCCAGGATTTAGCCTTGTTTTTAGTAGTTATAGTCGATGTGGTTACATCTAACTTTATTATCTTATGTAAATCAAGATTTTCTTGACCTTCTTTCTGCGAATCCACCACTAGATGTGTTTTTTGTGCTAGAGCCACTATCTTCTAACATAGCCCTCTCAGCTTCTATTCTGTTTAAAATCTCAAAGGCATCAAAAATAGCCAACTTCTTTGTAGCGGCTGCGTTCTTTAATCTATCGGCAGCTAGCTCATCATCAGGGTCAGGCTTTATAATCTCTTCCTTAGCTACCTTTACTAGCTGCTTAACAGCTAACTCACCAGCTTTTATTATATCCTCCTTGATTTTTTTAATGTCCATCATAGTAATATACAAATATTTTTTGTAAACATCCTGTACATCTTCTCTCCATCTACATTAAACTCATACTCACTCTCTGGTTGAAATGATATTAAATCACCCTCCTTTAAACCCATAGACACCATATCCTTATTAGCGTATCTTATGTTACCTATTAGCTCTTGCTCTATGTCTTTATTTTTTAATAACGACTCTTTTCTATCTATAGGTGTTACAAAACAATACGGAGATGGAGCCTTCCAACCATCCTTTGTTTTATATAAAAAGAATTGGTCAAAATCAATTAAGAATAAATCATTCATAAAAAAAGAAGGTCCACTCTTTTCTCTTCCCTTCATGTCGTAATACTTCCTGAATACATTATGATGCACAAGTAACGTGTCGCCTACCTGAATCTCTCCATCATAAGTTATAGGTATAGACAGTACCTCAGCAAACCTATTTGTTGCCTTATGGTCCTCCTGTGATGAGCTAACAATAAAATCTTTATCACCTATTTTTTTAGTGTGACTATATCTCTTACCATCAACTGGTTTTACTAAGAACTGAAAGGTAGACCTCATGAACCACAGCCAATGCAGTCAAAGTGTGAGTCTGTAGGTTTAGTGCCGTTTATTTTCATTTCAATATTATGAATCTCATCCTTAATATCCATATCCTGCATCATATCCCCAGTTAAAAGTTCTTCTAACTTTTTTATTCTCATCTTTAACTCTGTTTCTTCCATTACTTAAAAGTTTATGTTATACTCGATAGATACAGGCATATTAGCATTAAATTCTTTCCAGAGATAAACCTCATCTCCTTTTAGAATCCATATCCTAATACTATTATCTGATTCTTGTCTTATGTGATGTATTTTATGACTACCACCCAGCACATCCTGTCCCACAACATAATGCATGGCACTAGATTTATAATCAGCCCCTATAGATATCTTTCTAATCATTACGACAACACACCTGTCTCCAGGTTTACTTTCTTATCACCGTACTTCTTATTAAGACCATCCTGGTACTTACCTAACTCTGCTGAATTGGTTTCTACGTCAAATACTAAGGATTTCTTTTTTGTTTCTAATCTTGAAATTGCTACCTGCACATCTCCTAGGTCTAGTCTTGCGTCAAATAGTTTCTTTTGAAGTTCACGCAGCTGGTCAACTTCCTCTTGGGTCATTTTCTTTTCCATTATATTTTATTTTGATTGTTATGCGTCTTTGAACGCTAGTAAGAACTCTCTTACACCTACACCGAATGCGATGCCAGCGTATAATATATCACCCTTAATTAATAATGCTAATCCTATTCCACCAGCTACTGCTGATAAGAATAACGGTGATGTAACTACTTTTTTTATCTTTTCCATTTTATTTTATTTTATTGTTTAACCATTACAATACCTTCTGTCGTTAATGCACCTGCACCTGTAGTTTGATAAAGTTGTCCAGTTAATAATCCTGCTGCGGCTGCGGCTGCCTCATCATTATAAGCAGGTAATGTAATTACCGCTGATGATGCTAGTGCTAAAATAGTTTGCACTGTAAAATTTTTAGTAGCATCTGCTGACCCCACATCACTTCCTAACAATAAATCAGTTAATGCTGGTGTTGCTGCTGCGTATGTGCTTATTTTTGCCATTGTGATTAGTTTTTTACAAAGTTAAGAAATTATACCAATAGTTTGCCAAACTTCTTTAGTATTAATAAGAACAACAATAGGAACCCTCCTATCATTACCGCACTTCCGTACTTTTGCCACCAAGTAAGCTCCTGTATAACGACCTTCTCATACGGTACAATTTTCTCCGAAAAAACCGTGTCGCCATAGCATGTGTACTCATGATGGATTGTTTCTCGAAGCGTGTCGTAGAAGTATTTGATTTTAATTCGTTCATTGTTTATTACTGTTACACTGTCATGATATTCTATAAAGGTTGTAGTATCATGGGTGTACTGAGGAACAACTACGGTATCAATAATTCTAATGGTATCCATTTGTAATAACTCTGGGTGTTTTTTAATTAACCTATTCAACCTTTTTTGTGGAGTACATCCTACTAAAACGGCTGCAAATATAATAAATATTTTAAGACTTCGGTAACGCAATCAAAGAATCTTTTGAACGTAAGAATAATAATCCTGTGGTCATCCAGCCTGACATGTCCTCAATAGTGGCTTTTTCCATAAATATCATAGCACCACAGAACACAAGAATTAATAATCCTAGTATTGTAGTTACATAGTTTGAAAATAATCTATTTTTCATAGTTGTTTGTTTTAAGTGTTATCCCACCTAGCCTTAGTGCCTCTACGGTCATAATGGGTAAATGTGTTGTATCTTCCTAATCCACCCTCCTCAATAGCTCCTATTCTTATTAATCCTTCAATTATGTCAGCAACCTCACTATCTGTGTACCCAGATATAACCACATCGCTAGCATTTCCAGTCATGTGCTGTGATTGGGATGCTCCACCTACCCT